TATCTCACCTCTAAAAAACAATATTACGAAATAAAACACAAGTATCCTATTGACAACGCAAGTATAATGAAGTATAATGAAGTCAATCCGATAGGGAATAGCAAAGCAGACCCCTTGATAATTCCCTTTTTCGGAAAAAATCAGGAGCTTGTGTTTAGTTTGGTCGCACTCACTATTATACAAGCAAACAGAAGTAAAGTCAAGTGAAAGGAGGTTAAATAATGGAAAAATACCTGTCCTGTGAACAGGTCGCCGAGAAATACGGCGTCAAAGTGATCACCGTCTGGGCGTGGATTCGTGAAAAGAAACTGCCGGCGATTAGGATCGGTAAGGGATACAGGATCACGCCCGAAGACCTGGCGGCCTTTGAAGCGGCCAGAAAAACGAAATAAGGAGGAAACCGCATGGGGCAAGCACAGACAATCAATATCCCAGACTATCAGCTTGAACGCTTGGCCCAGCCGCTAATTGAAGCTGTGGCCGTATACTTTGAAAATCCAGATGTAAGAGAACAGTTTGAAAAATGGGAGCGCGAACGCGCGGAAAGGATGGTGTCAAATGGCTGACTTGCAGATTTTTAGAAATGAATCATTCGGTGAAATTCGAACGCTAAATATTGATGGTGAACCGTGGTTTGTTGGGAAGGATGTAGCAGAAATTCTTGGGTACACAAATCCTCAGAAGGCTATCAGAGACCATATTGATGAGGAAGACAAAACGCTGAACGAATCGTTCACCGTCAACGGGACAAAGGGAATTCTTATTAATGAATCTGGTCTTTACAGCCTTATTCTTTCAAGCAAACTCCCTTCCGCTAAACAGTTTAAGCGGTGGGTAACGAATGAAGTCCTTCCTTCAATTCGCAAACACGGCGTCTATGCCACGGCGGAAACCGCTGAAAGATTGTTGAACGATCCTGACTTCATGATCCGCACGTTTACAGCTTTGAAGGAAGAACGCGAAAAGAACGCGGCACTTCAAAGCAAAATCGAGCAGGACAAGCCTAAAGTCCTATTCGCTGACGCCGTATCAACAGCGAAGACTTCAATCCTTGTCGGCGAACTTGCGAAGCTATTGAAACAAAATGGCATTGAGATCGGCGGAACACGCCTTTTCGCCTGGCTTCGTGAAAACGGATACCTTATCAAGCGGAACGGCACCGACTACAATATGCCGACGCAATATTCAATGGAACTTGGCCTTTTCGAAATCAAGGAAACCAGCATTACACATTCAGATGGTCATGTAACTGTCCAGAAGACGCCAAAAGTCACCGGCAAAGGCCAGGCATACTTTGTTAACAAATTTCTTGGAGAACGAAAGGAGGAAATCAGATGAACGAACGTTGTAACCGTTGCGGCCGCGTCTTAAAGAATCCGGTTTATGTTGAAATCGGATACGGAAAGGTTTGTGCGGCAAAGGAAGGGGTGACGGTCCCGAAACATGAGAAGAAAAATGTGGACAAACCTGTGGAAAAGGAAAATTAAAACATTCTACGGCGCGGTTGCCTTCCTGATGTTCTTCTTGATGATTGGCACCGTCGGAGCCGTTGAATGTGACACAGTTTCGCTTCACACAGGAACAATCAGATCGTTTATATTCCTGATCCTGTGGGTCCTGTTTACATACTTGGCCGGAGGATTCGAGGAATACCAGCAAACAGAAAAAGACCGCCGCACTAATACCACAAAGTACGACGGCCATTATTCAAAACATAACTATACCAAAGTATATCAGGAAAAAGGAGGAAATTCAAGTGTTAAATCTTTATGATACCGAAGCCGTAAAGGCTTTCATCTTCAACATACTGGTCGAGAACCAGGAATTAAAGCAAAAGGCCGCAGACGCACAGGCTACTTCTGATATGTGGTTCAAGGACTACCAGGCGCAGAAGGAACGTGCCGAGAAGGCCGAAGCAAAGGTCGCGGAACTTGAATCCATAGCTGACGCGCTGGCGGCCGAAAGAGATAACGCCCTGGCAAAGCTGGAAGGGGGCGCTGAATAATGATCATCACAAACAGCATGAACCTTCCTTCCCCATTCGTCAGCATGGCACAGCGCGACTATATCTATGAACCGAACGAATACCGCGTCACTTCCCTTCTGAAAGGTGTCAGGGAAACGATCCTGGAACGCCGCCATGACAAAGAGATCGAACGCGACGTTTCAGACATGGTCTGGCTTCTGTTTGGAACCGCCGTCCACGGAATTCTTGAAAAGCACCAGGAAGACGGAAACGAATTGAAGGAAGAACGGATCAAGGTCCCTTTTGCCGGATACGTCCTTTCAGGCCAGTTTGACCTGTACAACGACGACACAAAGATCGTTACCGACTACAAGACAGCTTCCGTCTGGAAGATAATCTTCGGCGACTTCGAAGACTGGCGCCGCCAGACATTGATCTATTGTTACATGCTTCGCCAGATCGGCTTCGACGCCCAGGGCGGCCAGATTGTAGCCTTCCTGAAAGATCACAGCAAACGCGACGCAAAGGTCAAGGCTGATTATCCGCCATTCCCCGTTCAGACTGTTAAATTTACCTTCACCGACGCAGACTTCGCCGAATGTGAAGAATGGCTGACCGCCAGATTTGCCGAAATAGCGGCCGCCGAAAAGCTGTCGGACGAAGACCTTCCAATTTGCACACCGGAAGAACGCTTCAACAGCGGCGACAAATACGCGGTTATGAAGAAAGGCCGCAAGACCGCCCTTCGTGTCCTTGATAGCCTGGAAGAAGCTGAAAAATGGAAGGCTGAAAATGGCGGCGACGAAATTCAGGTCCGCCCTGGCGAAGACAAGAAATGCGCTGATTATTGTTCAGCTTGTGAATTCTGCAACTACTACAAGGAAAGGAAGGTGGCCGAAAATGGCGGAAACGAAGCAGTTTGACATTCCGTTACTGACCGCCGAAGACGTTGAATGTCGCGTCCAGAGCGTCAGCAAAAGCAAGTCAGGCCGCGTCGGCGCCGTTCTCCTGATCTACAAAGACGCCCGTGTCGATATGCGAATTCTGGACCAGGTCTTCGGGCCTGGTAACTGGCAGAGAACCCACGAGGTCATAAACGGGAATCTGTTCTGCAATATCGACATATGGGACGACACGAAGAAAGCCTGGATCAGAAAACAGGACGTCGGCGTCGAGAGCAACACCGAAAAGGAAAAAGGCCAGGCGTCGGACGCGTTCAAGCGCGCTGGATTCAATGTCGGGATCGGCCGTGAACTATACACCGCCCCCTTCATATATGTCGAACTTGCTGATTCCGAATATTACACCGAAAAACAGGGCCAGAAAGACGCCTACAAGTGCTATCCGAATACGCGTTTCGAAGTGTCACATATCGCTTATAACGACAGGCGTGAAGTTTCGGAACTGGTCATTGTGGATAGGAACGGAAATGTCAGGTTCGACATGAACGGCAAGGCAGAAGCGCCAAAATCGGCCACAGGGACACGAAACGGCGCTGGTAATACAAATAGTCGTGCAGGAAATCAAGCGGCCAATACAGGTCAACAGGACGCGTCAGGCGGCGGTTCTTTATGTCCTGAATGTGGTGGTCCAATATCGGCGGCGGAACAACAGTATTCCATGAAGAAATACGGTCGTGAATTGTGCCGGTCCTGCCAGAAGAAAGCAAATTGACTGTGAGGTCAAGAAAGGGGGTGTAACAAGTGCCGAACAGAATTATAAAAGAATCCATTTGCACGTCCGAAGAACTGGCGAATATATCGCCGGAAGCGGAAGTCCTGTTTTATCGGCTGATTGTGAAGGCAGACGACTTCGGCCTGTTTCACGGGAACCCGAAGATCATAATCGGAAGCTGTTTTCCGCTGACATGCCCGAAGGAATCGAAGGTTCAGGCTTGGATTGAAGAACTATGTCGGGCCGGTTTGATCGCTACATATACCGGTGACGACGGGAAGAAATACCTGAAACTTCTTTCGTGGGACAAACACCAGCAACGGAGAGCGGCAAAAAGCAAATTCCCACTTCCGACTTCATTTGATAGCAACTGTTATCAATCGAATTCACATGACAGTGAAATCACTTGCAATCAAATGTCAGCAAATGTCCCCGTAAACGTAAACGAGAACGTAAACGATAATCGTAAACGAGAAACGGGAACGTGCGCAAACGGCGCACAGGTGGCAGACGGTTTTAATCGCTTCTGGGAAGTATATCCGAAGCGTGTCGGTAAAAAAGACGCGATCAAAGCCTGGGGGCAGATAAAACCTGACGAAGCTATGGTTCAGGCCATTATAGAAGGTGTAGAACGCTGGAAGGCTTCTGAACAGTGGACAAAGGACGGCGGTCAGTTCATTCCAAATCCAGCGACTTTCCTTCGCGGCGAACGCTGGAATGACGAATGTCAGCCGGCAATCGTAAAGAAGGCGCCGGCCGAAAAGAACTACGACGACGACGAAGACTTTTTGAAGGGGTGATTGTATGGAACGGACTGGCAACATTCTTGAAGGCTTGGTCAATCACAGCCTAAAAAACCAGGAAGAAGGCGACTACATGGACGCCGAAGGCTTCCTGATGTGCGGCAAATGCCATACAAGAAAACAGCGTGACGTCCTATTCCCTGCCTTCGGGGGAAAAGAAGAACGACTGGTTCGTGTGGGTATCCCTTGCGAATGCAGACAAAAGGAAATCGAAGCAGAACGCGCGGCGGAGGAAAAAAGAGAATTCCTCCAGCGAATGGAAGTCCTTCGACGCGACGGGATCACCGATCCGGCATACCTTCAATACACCTTTGACCAGGACGACAGAAGAAATCCGGAAGTGTCCGACGTATGCCGGAAGTATGTTGAAAACTGGGAGGAAATGAAGAAGGACAATATCGGAATTCTGTTTTATGGTGGCGTCGGAACCGGAAAGTCATTCCTGGCCTGTTGTATAGCGAACGCACTTCTTGAAAAGCTGGTGTCGGTCAGCGTGACGAACTTCCCCCGAATACTGAATAGGCTTCAAGGCTTTGACGAAGAACGCCAGGCATTCATTGACAAGCTACAACGATATAAATTGCTGGTCATTGACGATCTGGGCGTCGAGCGTGACACGTCCTATTCCGTTGAACAGGTTTTCAATGTGGTCGATACCAGGTCAAGGTCAGGAATGCCGCTGATTGTAACAACGAACCTGTCTATGGAAGACCTAAAGAACCCGCCTTCCCTGGCACATTCAAGAATATATGACCGCGTCCTGGAAATGTGTCCAATCAGGTTAAAGCTGGTCGGCGATTCCAGACGCACAGTGAAGGCCAGCGAAAGACGCGACAAGGCCAGAAAACTTCTTGGCCTGGAATGAAAGGAAGTGAAGATTTGCGTTGTAAACTTACTATTCCTGGCCTTCTGCCAGGACTGAACGAATACATTGACGCCGAGCGCGGTAAGAAAGGCAAATACAAAGCGGCGTCCATGAAGAAACAGGCCGAACACGTTATCGGCTTTATGATAAAATCACAGCTTCGCGGCGTTAAATTTACGGGTCCGGTTGTGATTCATTACACATGGGTCGAGCCGAACCGGAAGCGCGACAAAGACAATATCGCCTTCGCAAAGAAATTCATTCAGGACAGCCTGGTCCACATGGGCGTCCTGGAAAATGACGGTTGGAAGCATATCGAATATTTCACAGACAGCTTCGGCGTTGATCCGAAGGACCCACGCGTCGAAGTGGTCATTGAAGATTATGAAGGAGGAAAAAAACAATGTCAGTAAAAGTAAAAATTAAGGACCTTGCGGTCGGAACAGAATTCAATGCAGGACCGGCCACGCTTCGCATATTAGAACATTTCACAGACGGGACAACCCTTGTTATAACGTCCGGATCAATCGGTGACAGACCCTTTAATATTTTCCCGTTCGTATATGAACGCCCAGAAGGATTTAATCTGAACGACTGGCGCACTAGTACCATTCGTAAGGACCTGAACGAAAACTTCCTGGCCGCTAACAAGGCCGCCGGCAAAATTGACACCGATAGGATTGTCATGACTGAATGGGACCTTTCGGATCACCAGGGCGGCGCTGGTTATGGGACAAGCCAGGACAAGATCGGACTTCTGTCCCAGAAACAATTTGAAAAGTATGCCGAACAGGACCTTCTTGAATTAGACGATTGGTGGTGGCTGATTACCCCGTACGCCGGCCATTCGTACTACGCGCGGTTTGTCGACACGGACGGCAGTTTGAGCAACAACTACGCGTGCTACGGCAACTTTGGCGTTCGGCCGGCTTTCCGTTTGGAATCTGAAATCGAAATCGTCCTGGAAGAAGACAAAGTCAATCTTTCTGATTCGGTCCTTCTTGAAGGCTTCACAACCCGCCAGCTTGTCGAAGAAGTCCTTCGCAGGATCGCCGAAGGAACGGAGGGCGACGAAGATGATTCTGACTTCTGATTTGAAGGCCAGGGTCGAAAAAGAAGTCGGGACTGAAATATGTCCCGCCTTCTTTACCAAGGCCGAACGATACGCACGCCAAAAGCTGAACCGTATCAATGAACGCGCCAGCCGGAAATATGGCGAAGATGGTTACGGGGACGAATACCTGGTCCTTCTTACGGCCGATACGGTCCGCGAATTAGCGTTTTCGGAATATACATTCAATCGGTCTGCTGAAATCATGGCGGCCAGAGCCTTGCAGAAAGGCGGTGAAAGCGCGTGATCCATTTCCCAGATAAAAAGTACAATGTCATTTATGCCGATCCGCCCTGGTCATATAAGTTATTCGACGGAACAGGAAACGGGCCGGCCGCGAAGCATTACCAGACCATGAAACCGGAAGACATATTCAATCTACCGATCCAGGACATAGCGGCCGACGATTGCCTTCTGTTCCTGTGGGTGACTTTCCCGAACCTGGAAGTCGGCCTGGAAGCGATCCGACGCTGGGGATTCAAATACAAGACAGCCGCCTTCGTATGGGTAAAGCGGAACAAGAAATCGCCTGGCTGGTTCTGGGGCCTGGGAAGCTGGACCAGAGCAAACGCCGAAATATGCCTTCTTGCAACGAAGGGACGCCCGAAACGTGCGTCAAAGGCAGTCCATAGCATAATAGACGAACCGGTGGGAAGACACAGCGAAAAGCCAGCAATCGTACGCGACAGGATCGTTCAGCTTGCGGGGGGGTGGTACTATGATAGAGCTATTTGCCAGAACTACCGTGCCAGGCTGGGACGCCTGGGGCGACGAAATCGAAGGAGGTTGCTTTAATGAATAATACGAAAATCGACTGGGCGACTATGTCCTGGAATCCAGTGACAGGCTGTCTTCATAATTGTTCATACTGCTACGCGCGGAGAATAGCCCAGAGATTCACGCCGGCGACGTCTGATAACTGGGACGATTGCACACAGCCAGGAGGTGGTCTTCACGAAATAAGAACGAAAGGAAGCAACGGCGGACCGTGGAAATATGGCTTCGCCCCCACACTTCACAGCTATCGCCTGGGAGAGCCGGCACAGGTAAAAAAGCCACAGACAATATTTGTCGGTTCTATGTGTGACCTTTTCGGTGAATGGGTCCCTGACGAATGGATCGAAGCTGTATTCACGACTTGTCTTTCGGCTACGAAACACCGGTATTTATTCCTAACCAAAAATCCGGAACGTTACTTGAACCTGTATTACAAAGATAAACTACCCGAACAGGCTAACTTCTGGTACGGCGCGACAATTACGAAACAGGACGATTATGAAAGCGTATGGCGAAAACTGGCTGATTTGCCGCAGACTTATAACACCTTTTTCAGCATTGAACCAATGCACGGCGAAATAAACATTGGATTCATGCCGCCATGGATCATTATCGGGGCAGAAACCGGAAACAGGAAAGACAAATGTATTCCGAGACGGGAATGGGTCGAAAGTATAGTCCTTGCTTGCACCGAAGAAGTTGTTTTCATGAAAGAAAGCCTTCGGCCGGTCTGGGGCGACAACCTGATTCAAGAATTTCCCTGGGGTGATAATCATGTCATTCCTTGAAAAATGCAGACAACGCGCGGCCTGTCAGGACGGAACCTGTCAGACGTGTGGAAACCTTGAACAGATAAAAACTGGCCTGATCGGCTGTATAGCACATGACAAACTAATCCTTCCGGAATATCCGCCATATCACGGAAATTCAAAATGTCCGGACTGGAAGCAAAGAATGGAGGAAAACGAAAAAATGAAAACTTCTGAACTGGTGAGCCGCGCACATGAAAATGCGGTAAAACATGGATTCTGGAATCCGGCGCCTTCCTTCGGCGACGCGATCGCCCTGATACATAGCGAATTATCCGAAGCGCTTGAAGAAGCCAGGACCGGCCGTGACCCCCGTGAAACATATTACGAAGAAAAGCCGGACGGTTCAAAGAAGCCGTGTGGTATTCCTTCCGAACTGGCCGACGCTATGATCAGGATCGCGGACCTGTGCGGACACTTGGGAATTGATCTGGAAGCCGCAATCGCCGAGAAAATGGCATATAACGAAACCCGTGAATATAAGCACGGGAAGAAATTCTGAAAGGGGTAATAACGAAATGGCAGAAATAAACGTGAACTCAATAATAGACAAAGCGTTTATAAAAACGCTTGGCGTGGACTTCGAATTTGTGATTGAAGCAGTAAAGGAAAAATTAAATCGGAGCACCGCCCAGAACGTCCAAAATGGCCCAGGATTGACGGAAAAGGACATGGACGACTTATTTATCGACTTAACAGAAAAAGGCGTTTCTGTGGCGATTTGTGCGCTTCCTATGCTGAATCAAATTAACGTGTCTATGGTGGACAGGAAGCAGAATTCAATCACCAGGAATATTAGCAGGAACGCGGGCGGGATCGTCGCGGAAATCGCAGACATGGCCGCACTTATAAGATCGGAAGGTGGTATAGCATGAATCAATGTCAACTTATGGGTCGTCTTGTACGCGATCCAGAACTTCGCTACACCCAGGACGGGACGCCGGTATGTGCTTTCACGATAGCCGTTGACAGGCGTTTTAACAGGGATAAAACGGACTTCATAAAGATTATAGCCTGGCGCAACACGGCCGAATTTTGCGCGAAGCATTTCCAGAAAGGTTCAAAGATCGCCCTGGTCGGAAGTATCCAGACGCGCACCTGGGAAGACGACAACGGAAAGAAACACGGAGCGGTCGAGGTTATCGCCGAATCAGTCTACTTCGCAGAATCGAAGCGGAACGACGGACAATCAGGAAGCCCTGTCGAAGACGCAATCACCAGCGGCGGCTTCATACCAGTCGGCGACGACGAAGACCTTCCGTTTTGACGGCGCTAATATTACCGGCGAAGGGAGGGAACCGACGTGGACGCCGAAGAAAGAATCCGAAAAAATATAGAAGACATTCTTCAAAATCACGCCCAGGAGATCAGGACAATCGACGCCCAGATCGAAGCTGAACGCGCCGCACTGGAAGCGGACCTGGAAGAAATCAGAGCCAGGGCCTATCCGTCAATGAAATATGACAATGTCCGCGTTCAGTCCTCCACTGATCCGGACGGAAAAATGATTCGCATGATGGAGAAAATCGAAAAGCGACGCGCAAGAGCGGAAAGAAATATCGAAGCCCTGGAAGAAAGAAAGCGGCAGATTGAAACTGTATATCAGCACGTTTTGAGCCTGGACGCAAAGTCAAAATGTGTTCTTCTTACATTGTACTATCCAAAGCATACATACGAAGAAGCGGCCGAAATCCTGGAAGTGGACGTTTCAACAATAGCCAGAAGAAGAAACGCCGCGATTGCTTCCCTGATGAAAAGATTCTGGGATAAAGAGAGAAAAACCCATATTCCGAGTATAGAAACAGGTGTAAAAATTTGATTGCAAGTGATTGCAAATGTGCGCGAATGTGCGCCATTGTTTCGTAATTACCTATGATATATTATGGTATCGGGGAATAGCCCGTTCCCCCCTCCTTTTTTCATAGGGATAAAGGAAAAGACGTCTTCACAGGCGTCTTTTTCTATTATCCCCGTACAAATTGCAATTATACACGAAAGGTCGGTGATGAATCGTGGCATTGACGAAGAAACAAAAAATCTTCTGTGACGAATACCTGATTGACCTTAACGCCACACAAGCGGCGATTCGCGCCGGTTATAGTGTGGAAAGCGCAGGATCAATCGGAAATGAAAACCTAAAAAAACCTGAAATTCGCGCGTGTATAGAAAAGGCTATGGCCGAGCGTTCAAAAAGGACCGGAATAAATGCTGACCGCGTCCTTCGTGAACTTGCCAGGATCGCCTTCGTGAATGCGGCCGACGTCATAAACTTCGACAGCGCAACAATCGCAGAAGGCGCTTCCGAGGACGACACAGCGGCAATAGCTTCTGTTAAGGTCAAGACTATTCCAACGGCAGACGGCGAAGGCGTAGAACGTGAAATCAGGCTGGCAGACAAAATCAAAGCCCTTGAATTATGCGGAAAACACCTGGGAATGTTCAAGGACGATCCGGAATCAAATGTCCCTGTGACGGTGGTGATCAATTATGACTATGGCGGCGAAGATTGAAGTCAGGTCTTCGGCGCAGTTTAACCCTGTATTCCGGCCGGTCAATGAATACCGTAAAAGATACCGCATACTGAAAGGATCAGCCGGTTCAGGAAAGTCGGTCAATATCGCCCAGGACTATATTGCGAAGCTGTCCGATCCATACTACACAGGCGCGAACCTTCTTGTCGTTCGTAAGATTGAGGAAACGAACCGCGATAGTACCTTCGCAGAACTGCAAGCGGCCATATACAGAATGTTCGGGGCATACGCGAATAAATTCTGGAAGGTGAATCTGAATCCCCTATCCCTGGAATGCAAGATCACCGGCAACAAGATTATATTTCGCGGTGTGAAGGATCAGCGACAACGTGAAAAGGTCAAGTCAATCACCTTCAAGAAAGGGAAACTGGTCTGGATATGGATTGAAGAAGCGACGGAACTTCTTTCCGAAGATGTTGACATTCTGGACGATCGTCTTCGTGGAGATTTGTCAGAAATAAACCCGAATCTGTATTACCAGATCACAATGACCTTCAACCCTGTCAGCGCTTCCCACTGGATCAAGGCCCGATATTTTGACAAGGCCGATCCGGAGGTCCTGACGCACCATTCCACATATAAGACGAACCGCTTCATTGACGCCGGTTATTTCCGACGTATGGAGCGCCGCGCCGTGGAGGACCCAGAAGGCTATCGTGTTTATGGTCTTGGTGAATGGGGCGAACTTGGCGGTCTGATCCTGACGAACTTTGAAGTCCATGACTTCCCGACAGACAGGGATCGCTTCGATTCTGTCTATTATGGTCAGGACTTCGGCTTCAATCACGCGAACGCAATCCTGGGAATAGGCTACAAAGACGGTGAAATTTATATCCGGTACGAATTGTACTGTTTCGAAAAGGACACGGAAGAAATTATTGATCTTGCCCGTGCAGCGAAGATTGATCCGCGAATAGAAATGTTTTGCGATTCGGCCGAACCTGACAGGATCAAGACCTGGCAGAAGGCCGGATTCAGGGCCTATCCAGTGAAGAAGGAGCAAGGAAGCGTCAAAGCCCAGATTGACTTCCTGAAAGGCCGCAAGATACACATACACCCTTCCTGTGTGAACACATTAAAAGAAATTCAACAATGGAAGTGGAAAAAGGACCCGACAACGGGTCTTTATATAGACGAACCAGTCGAATTCATGGACGACGCAATGGCCGCCCTTCGTTATTCCGTTGAAAGAATTCGTCGCGGTTCCGCTATCGAAGTTTTGAAGTGAGGTGAAAAGCATGGCAGAATTAACCGTCATGGACCGGATAAACATGATCCTTTCTGATCCGAAGAAGGCGACAATGTCACTGGCCCAGATCGTCGGTGAGGAAATAAAGGAATTCAAGGCTTCCGAGCAATACAAAATCATGGTCGAAGCTGAACAGTATTACAGGAACCGGTCTGACGTCCAGAGGAAAACAAGCGACGTCGCCAATCGTTCGAACTGCAAAATCGAACACCCGATTCTGAAAAAGCTGGTTGATCAGAAAGCAAATTATCTTCTGTCAAAGCCCTGGACTGTTAACACCGGAAATAAAAAGTACGGCGACGCCCTGAACGAAGTCTTTGATCCTACGTTCCGCCGCAAGATTAAAAGCCTGGGGAAAGGCGCTGTCAAGTCAGGCATAGCCTACATACAGCCCTATTTTGACAATGGGAAGCTGGCCTTCATGCGTATTCCTTCGACGGAACTGATTCCTTTATGGAGCGACGCAGAGCGAACCAAAATGGACGCCTTCATTCGCTTTTATGACCAGATAATCTATATCGGGAACCGAAAGCATACTATCACACGGGCCGAATTTTGGTTTTCTGGTGGTGTGAAGCGGTTTGTCACCGGTCAAGAAGGCGGCTATAACTTCATGGTTGACAAGGATTACGGCGACGAATCCAATGACTACACAGAAAGTCATTTCGTTGTCGGGAATAAGGCATACAACTGGGAAGAAGTCCCGATCGCTTGGCTGAAATACAACGAGGAAGAACTTCCCCTTTGCTACTTCATAAAGGACCTGATCGACGATATCAACTGGCAAACGTCAGTGACAGCCGACGTCCTTCGCGACGTGGCAAAATTCATTTATATTCTTAAAAACTACGGCGGCCAGGACTTGGGCGAATTCATCAAGGACCTAAAGGAACACCTGGCGATCAAAGTCACGTCTGACGGCGGCGTGGATAAATTACAGGCCGATCTGAATATTGACGCGGTCATGGCCTTCCTGGACAAACAGCGCCGCGACGTGTTCGACTTCGCTTCTGCTGTGGATACAAAAGACCCAGACCTGGGGAACGCTTCCGGAACGGCGATCAATTTCCGATACATGGACCTTGACGCAGACTGCGAATCACTGGGAACAGAACTGAAAGACACCTTCCAACGCCTGAAACTGTTCATTGACGTATATTTTCAGCTTACTGGTAAAGGTGACTTCACAAAGGAACAGTTTGACATTGTCTTCAACATGGATATGCCTGTCAATGAAACCGACGTGATCAATAATGTCAGAAACAGCGACGGGATCATTTCCAGAAGGACACAGCTTCAAAATCACCCGTGGGTTCAGGACGTGGACGAAGAAATGGCCTGGATTGACGAAGAAAAGAAAAAGGCTATGGAGGAATTCGGGTCTGGTCTGTTCGATAATGCCCTGGGCGCGAACGCTGGCGCCGATATAGGCGACGACGGAAACGGCGGTGGCGACAATGTCGAACAGTAAAATTTATTGGTACAAGCGCGCCCTGGTCCGTGAGAATGAAGCCTATCTTCGCGGCGCCGCCCTTTCAGCAAAGACTTTTACAGAGTATGAAAAGGCGGCAAAGGCTATCCGGAAAGAGATCAGCGACTTCTATTCCAGGTATGCCGGCAAGTATGGCCTGCCATATGAACAAGCTGTCCGCCTTCTGAACAAGAGAGAAGCCCAGGAATGGAAGGCTTCCCTGGCGGAGTACGTCAGGAAGATCGCCCAGGAAACCGATCCGCGCGTTAAGGCACTGTTGACGGCACAGCTTGACGCATTATCATATAACAGTTCAATAACGCGTCTGGAAGCCCTTATCGGCCAGATAGATATGATACTAAATGACCTGTTCACGAAGGGCGTAGCACAGATGAAGGCGGAATTCGGCGACAATTTCACAGAAAGCTATTATCATAAGGTTTATGATCTACAATGCCGCGCCGGCTTCCTGAATGAATTTGCAAAGATAAACGCCGGCATGATTGAAGGCGTTGTTTCTTATCCCTGGTCTGGCGCTATGTTTTCGGATCGGCTATGGCAAAACAAACAGGCCCTTCTTTTTCACCTTCGGGAGATCACGACACAGGGCCTTATTCAAGGGAAAAGTGTCGTCACCATGTCAAAGGAAATGTCGGCGCGAATGGGCCAATCCTATAAGAACGCGGAACGGTTGATCCGAACCGAAACGAACCATATTCACAATGAAGCCGAGATCGCCGCATATAAGGCCGCCGGTGTGAAGGAATATGAATTCGTGGCAACGCTGGACAGCCGTACAAGTGAAATATGCGCCAGTCTTGACGGGAAACATTTTCCCCTTTCGGAAGCAAGGCCAGGAACTAACTTCCCGCCCATGCACCCGAATTGCAGATCAGCAACGGTCGAATATGATCCGGACGACGAAATGGACTGGTATAATTCCGGAAAGAAAATGCCGAAGAATATGACTTATTCAGAGTGGGCCGAGTATCACGGCATAAAACAGAAGAAATCTTCTGCAAGCAAACGCAATCAATTACAAACAGTTGATTAAACGCCTTCACGGGCGTTTTTTTATATCCAAAATTAGCCGTATCCGTCCGGCGAACAGACGGAACCGCAAAGCGTGTGGAAGTCACGAAAAATACAGCGGTAGAAAGGAGAAACCATGATTCACGAGAGTATCAAAGCCCTACTTGGTGAAGACCTGACAAGCAAAGTCGAAGCGGCACTGAAAGGCAAAGGCAAAGACGGAAAAGACGTCGATCTGGTGGTCGGTAATGACGGGACATTCGTTCCGGCTGATAAATACGACGCCGTGAAGACACAGTCTGCCAGCGCGGAAAAAGCGCTGAAAGCCGCCGCCGACGCGTTAAAGGCGATCGGTGGTTCTGGTGATCCTGCAAAGATCGCCGAAGACGTGAAAACCGCCCAGACAACAATCAGCACCCTTCAAACGAACCACACGGCAGAAATCAAGAAAATCCAGAAGAATACAGCTTTGAAACTGGCGCTTGCCGGACAGGTTCACGATCCGGCTGATATTATTTCACTTCTGGATCTTGAAAAAATCGACGTGGACGATTCCGGAAACCTAAAAACTGACCTTGACAGTCTTTTGAAGCCTATTAAGGAAACAAAGTCATATCTGTTCAAGGCGCAGGACCAGAATCCGGACATCAAGGGAGCAAAACCGGCCGAGCCCGGCGCGCCCCCTAAAACCAATACACAGGGCGGACCTGTGATCTTTTAACCAAAAACCAACACAAAGAAAGGAATGATTTTCAATGGCAAGAACCAACGCGATCAGCCTTATCAATTCAGGAGCATTGAAGGCTGAACTGAAAGAACTTTACGGATATGTGATCGAGAACGTCCAGAAGAACACCTTGTCTTCCGGCTTGAAATCCCAGGCTTATACCGGCAATCCTGCCGCTGGATCGGTGGAATTCAGACGTTTCAAGAACAGCACGTCCAAAAACTACGGAACCGCAAGAGCGGCCGGAAAAGGTGACGCAATCACCGCACCGCCTACCCCTGTAAACCTGTCTGTTCACAAAGAGATCGTCGAGGAATGTGCGAAGTTTGACCTTGACACCTTCGGCGTGGGCGGCATTATGGCAAGACGTGTTGACGATCATATCAGAACTATGGTCAGTGAACTTGACGTCGCATTCTTCGCGGCCGCGTTCGCTCCTGGTGGCGGTACTGCTTTCACCACCGCAGAAACAGACCTGGCTAAAATTCTGGAAGCCTATATCCAGACCCTTGAAACCGTCCAGAATGACTATGTTCGCGGCGTACCCCGTGAAATTATGAATATGGTTTGTTCCCCCGCCTTCTATGGCAAGATCAGGGACCTTCTGGACACAAAGCCGAATCCTGGCGTGGACACAGCGGCCGAATCCTTCGGTATGTATCACGGCGTAAGGGTTTATTCTTCGATCAATATTCCATCAGGCCAGAACGCCGTCCTGATGATCGACGGAGCAATCGCCCAGCCGGTCGTGTCCTATCCTTACACCGAGCCGGAGAAGATTCCGCTGTCCAATGACTACGGCGTTTCCTTGTTCTACGACTACGGAACAGCCGTTCTGACCCCTGACCTTGTCTTCACCTACGCCGCGTCGTAAGAAAGGCGGTGACTGGTGATGAAATTCAGGAATAAAGAAACCGGCGTAATCCTGGAACCGAGAAGCGCAGTCGTTGAAGACCAGCTTCGCAATTCGCCGGCATATGAAGAATATCAGGAAAAAGCCGTCAGTGAGGAAAAGCCGCTGGAAAAGATGAACAAGTCTGAACTTCTGGCCCTGGCGGCACAGATCGGCGTTCAGACCACAGAAAAGGCCACAAACGCCGAAATTATAGCTTTAATCAAGGCGGCGCGTGGTGAATAAAGCCGGCGCCCTGAAAAGGTGGTGAATGGCGTGTTACAACAGATACTTGATTCCCTGGAAGGCTTGACTGATCTTGAAAAGAACGAACTTCTTCAAGTCCTTATGTCGCCGACGTATTCCAGGCTTGAAAAGGTGAAGGCCCTTCTTGGAATCACAGGCACGGATCAGGACGGAATTCTGGAATTCGTCATTCAGACGATCGAAGAAATGGTCCTATCCTACACCGGCCAGGACACGCTTCCGGCGCCCCTTGAAAAAGTCCTTGTCGTCATGGCTGTCAGCTATTATAAAAGCGCCGGCCTGGGCGATACTTCGGCCGCTGTCGGTCCGGTGGCGTCCGTTAAGCGCGGCGACGTTACAACGTCATTCGCGACTTCTTCGGGCGCTTCCGGATCAGCTTCAACCTTCAACCTGGGGCAAGACGGCGGCGACTTCTTCGGCTGGAAGACAGTCCTGAACGAATATCGGAAATTAAGGTGGTGATCAGACATGGGATTCGGAAATCCTTCCGCAGAACGCGCGGCCATAGAACGAACCTATGAAGACACCGCCACAGTATCAAGAACAGCACCACAGACAGGAGCGAACAAGATTACGAAGTCCGTTCCTTCTGTGGTGTATTCTGCTATCATTTGCGCGCTTTCACAATCAGGTTCCGACAAGAGCCAGCAAACGAAGGCGCAAAACAAAATCGAATATGACGCCGTGATCTTCCTTCCCCCCACTCTTTCGATTCTTCCAGGGGATAAAATATCCCTGAAAAGGTTCGGAAGGTATAGTCCGGACAGCCCGATCATTTACGACTTTGAAGTCGTCGGGCGGCCGGCTGTATATCCCACACACCAGGAAGTCAAGGTCAAGGACGGTGATCTGTCGTGAGTGTTGACAACAGCGGCTTGATTGCCTTTCAACAACAGATTGAAGCCTTGAAAAACGAAGTCCCTGACATCATGGAAGAATTGATAATCGGTGAAGGTGTCTACGCGGCAAAACAGGCGAAGCTGATCTGTAAAAATGACGTCCCTGACATTGTGAACAATGGTGATTATCGAAATAACTTCCACGCAGGGAATAAAGCCTTGATTCATAACGGGAACAAGGAACACGACGGAAGCAAGCCGCAAAGATCGGGCAAATGGTACAGGATCGACGTTTATAATAACCTGGACTATGCGAAACACCTTGAATATGGCTTCCGAAGTCATTTTGTACCTGGTCACTGGTCCGGCCGTACTTTCGTTTACCAGAAAAACGATCCGGAAGGTGGAATGTATGTCGGGCCATATAAAGGCTATGTACGCGGCCACTTCACGCTTCGCAGAGCAATAAAACGGACGAAGGACACGCAGGACGCGCGCCTTGCCCGTAAAATGGACCGGATCATTCGGGAACGCTTAACCCCGCACGGTTCCGGTTAATCGGAGGTATGCGGAATGACTGTGAATAAATTCATGGAAGCCGTTGCTTCAAAACTGACCGGAATCTGGCCTGATCGAAAGGTATTCGTTGACGAAATTCCGAAGGACGCAGACGGTAACTTCTTTGTCGGAGTTATTGAAACAAGCCAGGAAAAGAAACTGGACCGCCGAAGGACACGGTCATGTCAGTTCGAAGTCCTCTATTTCTTGAAGACGGACGATAATATGGCTTTCAACGACTGGGTCGAATCAATGTATGACAACTTTGAAGCCCTTGACGTTGCCGATTCCGAAACAGGGATGCGCCGGATCACTCTTTCAGGCCAGACGGCCAGGAAGGACGAAACGGGCGTCTTTCAGTTTGTCTTCGACGCAAATTTCAACTTCGTCCTGGCGCCTGAAATGATTGATCCTATGGAAAACCTTGACCAGAAGGAGGAATTGAAGTAATGGCAACTAAAAAGAAAACCGCCCCACAGGAAGACCAGCCGACGGCGGCGGAACCCAGATTTACAAAAGAACAACTGGTCAACAGTAAAGCATTCAGCCGGCACAGGGACGCCCTGGTGGCTATCCTGGACGCTGGCAAAACATACACAAAGGCACAGGCCGAAAGGCTTGTTTCCGAATTTCTTGAAAGAAAGGTGTGATCTTAAATGGCCCCTATTGGCGGAGGTACTTTTACAGTACAAAACAAAATCCTTCCTGGCGCTTATATCAATTTTGTAAGCCTGGGAAGCGCGGCCAGACTTGGAACACGTGGCGTCGTCGCCTTTCCCCTGGAATTGAACTGGGGACCTGAAAATCAGGTTTTTTCAGTGACAGCTGAGGACTTTAACAAAACAGCGATCGACGTGTTCGGCTACGATCCAACAGCCGCCCCCCTTCTTCTTGTCAGGGAAGCCTTGAAGCGCGCGAAAACCCTTCTTGCTTACCGTGTGAATTCCGGTGGCGTTAAGGCTTCAAATACGATCGGAGGAATGACCGTTACGGCGAAATGGTCCGGAACCAGAGGAAACGACATCAAGGTCGCCATTCTGACCAATGTAGACGACGCAACGAAGGTTGACGTCGTGACCTATCTTGGCGCAATAGAAGTCGATTCCCAGACCGTAACAGCAAGCACCGGATCGGCTAACCTGAAAAACAATAACTTCGTGACCTTCGGAACAGCGGCAACATTGACACCGGCTTCCGCGACAGCATTGACAGGCGGAACAAACGGCACAGTTGACGGCACGTCATATAGCGCATTCCTGAACGCGATCGAGGTCGAAACCTTTAATGTGATCGGTTATCCTGGCACAGATGAAACGATCAAGGCCCTTTTTGCCGCATTCGTGAAGCGTCTTCGCTACGATAACGGAGAGAAAATCGTCGGTGTCCTCTATCAGTATGACGGCGACGACATGGGCCTAATCAACGTCAAAAACGGCGTTATTCTGGCCGACGGTACCACAATTACAGGCGACAAGGCCGTCGCATGGGTGGCCGGCGCTTCTGCCGGCGCAGAAGTCAACGAATCACTGACGAACGTCGCATATGACGGCGCTGTGGACGTTGACATCAAATACACAAAAAGCCAGTTTGAAGCGGCTATCCAGGCCGGCGAATTCGTTTTCTATGCTGACAATGGAAAAGCGCGCGTCCTGACTGACATCAACAGCCTTGTTACATTCGGCGAAGGTGTTTCCGAAGACTGGACTTCGAACCGTGTTGTCCGTGTCATGGACGGCTGGGCGAATGACGTCGCCCGAATCTTCGGCGAAAACTATATCGGAACCGTGACCAACAGCGACACCGGACGCCAGCTTTTTAAGGCGGACCTGGTATCCCTTGCCATGCAGTATCAGGCAATAGACGCAATCAGCAACTTCGAAAGCGCAGACATCACCGTCGAGCAGGGCAACGGAAAGCGTGACGTCGTTGTTGCTTGCGCCCTCCAGCCTAATGACAGTATGGAAAAGCTGTATATGACCGTAACAGTCAACTAATGGAAGGAGTGAACCGAATTGAGAACCCTAAATGCACCGGATACCATTTCCGGAAAGGAAGGCAGAGCATACGCGAAGATCAATGGCAACAATGAAGAACTGTTCTTCGCGAAGTCGATTGAAGCCAATATCGACAAAAACAAGTCCGAAATCAAGTCGATCGGGAAGCGCATGACCGGCCATAAAGTAACCGGCCTGAACGGTACTGGGTCCATGACCCTTTATTACCTGACGCCGCTTTTTAGGTCCATGCTTGCAAACTACAAGAACACAGGCGTCGATCTATACTTCGACATGGTGATTGAAAACGACGATCCTGCTTCTTCGGCAGGAAAACAGTCAATGCTTCTTATCGGCTGTAACCTGGATTCAACCGTTCTGGCGAAGCTGGACGGCGATTCCGACGATCCGCTGGACGAAGACGCAGACTTCACCTTCGAAGACTTCGACATTCTTACACCGTTCACAAAGTTTTAATCAAAGGAGGATAAACGACAATGGGTAAATTACAGGAATTTCTTCTGGAAAAGGAAGTGGAAACCACGGTGGAAACTACCGTGGATATTAAGCCCTTCCCCTTCCCCTTCACAATCAGGTCTATCACAGAAGGCGAAAACAAGGCAATCAGGAAAAGCTGTCAGAAAATCACCTTCGATAAAAAGACGCACCAGAAGCAGACTGAAACTGACACGGACCTTTATAATAACCGCCTGGTGATCGCTTGTTGTGTTGATCCGAACTTCAAGGACGCTGAACTTCAAGCTAAATATGGCGTAATGGGAGCCGAAGCCCTGATTGACAAAATGCTGAATCCTGGTCAATATACTGATCTTCTTCTGGCTATTCAGGAGGTCAACGGCTTTTCGGCCGACGTCAATGAATTGAGGGAAGAAGCAAAAAACTAATAACGGGGGGCGGTAATGACGAAGACGCGGACGGCGAATCGGTCTACGCACATTACGCCCTCCACCGTTTGAAAATCCTTCCCAGTACGCTTTTTAGCCTTTCCCTTCGCGAACGGGCCTTTATTTATGCGTCCATTGATCTTCAAGTCGAGAAGGAAAAGAAAGAAGCCGCAAAATCAAAACGGAAGAGCAAGAAAGGAAGGTGATTATCCGTGGCCGGAGTGTCCACCAGCTTATCAATACAGGATAGAATGACCAGCACCTTAAATCGAATCGTGTCCGCCGTCACACGAACCAATCGCGCCCTTGAAGTCACGGATCGCCTGACCGAACAAGTGAACCCTGGCGAAAACTTCACACGCGGCGCACCGGCTATCAATAACGCCAGCCGCCAGGTTGAAGAATTCAACAGGCGACAGAACGAAGCTGGCAACGGAGCGAATAAGATCAAAAGTGTCTGGGGCGGCTTGGGCGGTATCATAAAAACTGCCCTTGCCGCCTTTAGCATAAAAAAGATCATTGATTTGTCTGATAACTTGACCTTGACAACCGCGCGCCTTGACTTAATCAATGACGGTCTTCAAACCACGTCGCAATTACAGGATAAAATCATGGCTTCCGCAAATCGGGCCAGGGCGTCATATACAGATACAGCGGCCGTCGTTTCGAAACTGGGAACGCTGGCTGGTAGTGCCTTCAAGAGTAACGACGAAATGATCGCGTTCACCGAGTTAATAAACAAGAACTTCGTTATCGGCGGCGCAAGCATTGAGGAACAGAAGGCGGCCATGTATCAGCTTGCCCAGGCTATGGCGTCCGGAAAACTGCAAGGCGACGAATTCCGTTCTATTATGGAAAACGCGCCAATGTTGGCCCAGGCTATCGCGAAATATACAGGAAAGTCAATGGCTGATTTGCGTCAAATGTCAGCGGAAGGCAAGATCACGGCTGATATTATCAAAGGCGCCATGTTTTCAACAGCCGACGAAGTGAACAAGAAATTCGCACAACTGCCAATGACATTCGGCCAGGTGGCAACAGTGATCGGTAATACGCTTCTTCAAACCTTCCAGCCGGTGATTCAGCTTATAGGCCAGGGCGCCCAGTGGATTTATGATAACTGGTCCACCATAGAACCGATCTTCTGGGGACTGGTCGCGGCCGTCGGAGCCTTTGCGCTAATAACCGGAATCTGGACAGCCGTGACATGGTTACAGGTAGCGGCAAACAGGGCGCTTCTGGCGTCCATGCTGACAAACCCTATCCTGTGGATCGCTATTGCAATCGGAATTGTGATTGGTCTTATTTACAAATGGGTCCAGTCTGTCGGAGGACTTCGCGTCGCCTGGCTAATTGTATGTAATGCCCTACTGACCGCCTGGGACTGGGTGAAGATCGGATTCTTTACCGGCGTTTACTGGGTCATGGATATGTGGAATCAGTTACAACTGGCCTTTATGACGGCCGGCGTCAATATTGCTAATTTCATGGGCGACATGAAGGCTAATGTCCTGATGATCCTTCAAAACATGATCAACGGAGCGATCGACATCATAAACGGATTCATTTCCGTCCTGAATAAAATCCCTGGCGTCAGTATTGACCTGATTGACAAGGTAACATTCGGGACAACAGCCCAGATGGAAAACGAAGCCGCAAAACAGGCCAGGAACCAGGGCCTTGAAGCCTATCGTTCCCAGATAGAAAACCAGATCAAAGACCGCGACGCAAAGCTGAACCAGATGAAAGCCGACGCACAGGCCGCAACAGCACAGCGCCAGGCCGAGATCGCAACAGCTAAAGCCGAAGCCGCACAAAAGAAGGCCCAGGAAAACGCGGACTTGACCAGCAAATTTGCCACAAACGGCGATATTGCGAATGTTGGAAAGGTCGGCGAAGTCGGGAAAATCAAGGACGACGTCAATATCGCAGATGAAGACTTGAAACTGATGCGCGACGTTGCCGAAATGCGTGTCGTTCAGAACTTCGTTACCTTGACACCAACTGTCGCTATGAATGCCCAGATCAGCGAAAAGGTTGACGTTGACGAAGTCGTCAGAAAGATCGAAACGAAGCTGGAAGACGAATTCGCAATGGCGGCGGAAGGGGTGTATTCGTAATGGCTTATAAAATGACATTGATTATCGAAGGGCGGGAAATCTCAATTCCCGTCCTTCCTGAAAAACTATCCGTAAAGGCCGCCGGCAAGAACGAGAAGACAACCGTGATCGGACTTGGAGAAATCAATATCCTTCGCAAGAGGGGCCTTCGCGAAGTGTCCTGGGAATCATTCCTTCCGGTTCATTCGGCCCCTTATGTCACAGGCAAAATCAGGGAGCCGATCGAAATCGTAAGAGCGATCGAGAACGCACGCGATAACGCGTCCCCGATCCGCTTTCTGATCACTGGAACAGACCTGGACATTAACATTCGCTTCGGCGTTGATTCCTTCGACTATGAAGAACGCGCCGGTGAGGTCGGCGACATTTACTATCAGATCAAGCTGATCGAATGGAAGGATTATTCACCGAAACGAATCGTCCTTCCGACGGTAGCTTCAAAGCCGGCACAGGCAAAAGAACCGACGCGTTCCGGAAGTCCAGCGCCTGTCAAAACCCACACAGTCGTCAAAGGTGACTGCCTGTGGGCCATTGCAAAGAAATATTACAATGACGGGAATCGGTATCTGGATATTTATAACTCCAACAAGGCAACTATTGACGCGCGGAACAAGGGAACCGGAAATTCAAAATATACTATCTATCCAGGGCAGGTCTTCACGATAACATGATCAGCATTCTTTATCAGAACGTGAAGACGGGCGTCGCCTTTGACGTGTCTTCGCTTGTTACAGCGGCGAAATGGTCAACGAAGCGGACCGGTTCCCCCGCTTCTGTTGAACTGACAGTCATTGCAAACGACAGCGTCGCCTGGGATCACGGCGGCATTGTGGCAGTAAAAGACGGAAACACCGGCATATTTTACGGGTATGTTTTCAAACTGTCACGAACTGAATCGGGTGAAATCACGGTTACAGCTTACGATCAGACCAGGTATTTGAAAAATAAAGACACTTATGTTTTCGAAGGGAAACGGGCAGATCAGATCGCGGCAAAAATAGCGGCTGACTTCCAGATCAAAACCGGTGCCCTTGCAAATACCGGCTATGTCATTCCGTCCATGGTTGAAGATAACCAGACCCTTTTTGACATCATTCTGAAAGCCCTGGATATGACGCTGGTCAATACCGGCAAAATGTTTTATCTATGGGACGACTTCGGAAGTCTTCGAATTTCGGACGTGGCAGATTCAAAGCTGGACCTTTTTATCGGTGATTCCAGTCTGGCGACTGGTTACACTTTTTCGTCGGATATTGATTCCGACACCTACAACAAAATAAAGCTGGTCAAGGACAATAAAGAAACCGGAAAGCGTGACATGTATATCTTCCAGGATTCGAACTCAATGAAGTTCTGGGGCATTCTCCAAAACTTCGAAAAGGTGGACGAAAACCTGAACGAAGCACAGATCAAGGAACGCGGCAACATGATGATTGAACTTTACAACAGGCCGAAACGGTCGTTTGAAGTCAGCGCCCTTTCCGATCTTTCTGTCCGCGCCGGCCGCGCCCTGTTTATAGGGATTGCTGAAATCGGCGTCAAACAGTTCTTTATTGTTGACGAAGCCAGCCATGATCTAATAAAGCAAACTATGTCATTGAAGTTAAAGGTGGTGTGATATGGGAATATTAGACACTATGAAAAAGGTCGCAGAGCAAACCGGCCAGGCCGAAGCGCCGGCGGCCTTTATGTTTGGAACCGTGACGTCGGTCAGTCCACTTGTGATCCGCGTTGATAACCGGTTCGATATTGGCGAAAAACAGGTCGTCCTGATGAAAGAATTCAGGCCAGGATCATACCTGACGCATAAACACACAATTCTGCCCCACGATCACACGGTCCCACAACACAATACAGAAACGGCCGACGCACATTCCCACAGTGTCCAGCCGTTTCATACTGAAAATACCGGCCTTGAAACTGCACAGGAAATCTATTTCGGACTTGCTGTCGGTGACAAGGTCGTTCTTTTAAGAAATCAAGGGGGTCAGGAATTTCTGGTCCTGGGAAGGGTGTGATTTTATGGCATTGATACCGAACGCGGCGTCAGTCGCTATCGGTCAGGACGTCGAAGTCATTGAACAAAAGGATCAGACGTCCAGGACGTATAAGATCGACTTTTCGTCCGGCCGTGTGGGCGGATTTATAGACGAAACCGACGCCATGAAGCAAGCAATCATTAAAATCCTTCAATCAGAGCGTTTTTTATACCTGATCTATTCCTGGAATTATGGAATTGAAATGAACGCGATTGTCGGAAAAAGCTATCAAGTGATAGCAAGTGAAATCAAGCGTATTATTCGCGAAGCGCTTCTGGAAGACAAGCGGATCACGGACGTCTATGACATTACAGCCGAGCAGATCGATAAAAGGACGCTGTCTGTCAGGTTCACAGCGTCAACCGTGTTCGGCGAAGTAACCATTGAAACGGAGGTAAGCGCGAATGTTTGAAAACATGACCTTTGAAAACATCATGGACCGCTGTCTGGCGCGCGTTTCTGATTCCGTGGACAAACGTGAAGGTTCTGTCATATATGACGCTATCGCGCCGGCGGCGGCTGAATTGGCGATCCTCTATATCGAACTTGGAACTATCATGGACAGAGCGTTCCCCGACACGGCGACAGACGTTGATCTGACAAAAAAGGCCCAGGAAAGGGGTGTCTTCCGTCAGGCGGCTACATACGCCGTCAGGAAAGGCTATTTTGAAAACGCCCAGGGCGCCGGTTATGAACTGGCAATCGGAACACGCTTTTCAGGCGGCGACATCAATTACAGGGTTACGGAAAGGATCACGGCCGGACAGTACAAGCTGACAGCAGAAACGGCCGGCGCTGTCGGTAATGAGTATTTCGGAACCCTTTTCCCGATCGACTTCGTTGACGGACTGGCGGCCGCAACACTGGCCGACGTTCTTATTCCTGGCGAAGACGAAGAATCAGACGACTCCCTTCGTGAAAGGTATTTCGCAACGCTGAAAAGCCAGGCATTCGGCGGCAATATTGCCGATTATAGGAACAAGGTCGAACTACTACAAGGCGTCGGAGCCGCGAAGGTCATTCCGGTCTGGAATGGCGGCGGAACTGTGAAGATCGTTCTTCTGGACAGCGAATGGGGCGTTCCTTCTCCTGAACTGGTCGCTTCTGTCCAGGCTGACGTCGATCCGGTCGGAAGCCAGGGCGAAGGCGTCGGCATTGCACCGATCGGCCATATCGTAACAGTAACAGCCGTCACCGGCGTAACGATCGACGTGTCCTTCACTCTGACATTTGCTTCGGGTGTCACTTGGGCCAGTGTCCAGCAAGCCGTCTGTGACGCAATTCAAAGCTATTTCGTCGAACTGGCGAAGGTATGGGCCGATAGTTCAAACCTTGTAGTCCGTGTTAGCCAGATTGAAACGAAAATCCTGAACGTCGAAGGAGTGATCGACATTACAGGAACCACAATAAACGGCGGAACGGCCAATATTTCGCTTGACGCCACGTCGATTCCTGTCCTGGGGGTGGTGACAAATGGAGCTTCTTAATTACTGGCCGCGTTATCTTCGTGAACTGGTTGAATTCCAGCAGATCGCGAACGGGGAACAACCTGAATTTGACAAGGCCGTCCAGGCCGTCCAGAACGCCCCACAGGACTTTTTCCTGGTTAGCCTGTCCGAATATGGGGCTTCACGCTGGGAAGCGATCCTGGGCCTTTCTGTGGCGCCTGGCGACACGTTAGAAACAAGACGTCAAAGAATACTCCTGAAATACCTGGATCAGCTTCCCTACACATACAGAAACCTTTTGAAGTATTTATCCACAGTCAGTCAGGACTTCACCGTGAATCTTGATAATGACGCTTATGAACTTTTTATCCGGATTGTGCTTTCCGGATATGACCAGCGGGACGCCCTGGCGGCCGTGCTTGGCCGCATGGTTCCCGCGAACCTGGTCTTGAAAATGCAGTCGCAGATTCCGCAGACGATACTTCGGCCGGCTTTTACTGTGTGTTCGACGACTGTGACAATAAATAAGCATGAACACATTCCACAAGGAGGTTAAACTACTATGGCACGTTTCAGATCAACAATTACTGATCGAGGTAATGTAGTCCTGACCCAGTTGATTGCGACTGGATCACAGCTTCAAATTGTCAGAGCGGCCAGCGGCGACGGCGTCCCGACGGTAAGTCCGAACACATTGACCGCCCTTGTGTCGCCTGTGACAGTCGATACCCAGGTCCAGGCAAAGGAATTTATCGACGGAAATCCGTCCATTATGAAAATTCCGGTCCAGGTTACAAACGCCGGTCTTGAATCGGCGGTATGGATCAGAGAAATCGGAATTTTTGCCCTTGACGGGAACGGCGTTGAATTTTTATTCGCCTATTCCTGGCTTGACGGCGGCGACAGCGACAATATTCTTCCCCCTTCTTCCTTCCTGGGAGATATAGAAAATCCAGCCGACACTGTACACATTCACGACGTCGCTATGTTCGTGACGAACCAGGAAAACAGCGCCATTTCCGTTCAGGTCGGGGCTTCTTCCTTCGTTACGTCGGCGCAGATGATAGCATATTCCGCGCCACTCATTCACACACAGGCGGCCAATACAGTTATAGAATCCACAGGCCAGTCCGTCGAAGAAATTCAGCGGCGCCAGGATTATGATATTCAAGCTATCAAAGAACAGCTTGACACTGGATTCACAGGAACGACAGTTACACACACATTCGCGTCCGCACAGCTTTCCCAATGGAAAGGATACGACGGTTCAGGACTTCCGGAAGGTATCCTGGACACGACAAACAACAGGCTTTATCTGTGACCAGATTTGCCTGTAAGCCGTCGGAAACGTCCTGCCTTATATCTTCCCTATTCGTTGAATTACGGCCCGTATGCGGCCACTGTGACGGCGATAGCGTCGTCCTTTGTGGCGTGACATATGAAGGTGAGGAACAGACCGTAATTCTTCGCGATTATGGCTTCGATTATTCCGGCCGGCGCGAAACGATTGACGCAATAAGGGGGCGAATGTGTATCAATGGGAACAAGGCGAAACTATCAGCGAAGGGCGACTGGGAATGACAGTCCCCTTCATGTTCTTCCTGTCGTAGCCGATCTGATCGACTATACGCTGAACCTGACTGACAACGCGAAGCATTTTCCGAAAAAGATCAGGTTCACGATCGTCAACCGGATTCAGGAACGGGTCCTTTCGATCTACGAAAACCTACTGGAAGCAAATGAAATATTCCCGATCCGGAACGAATCAGACAAGGCCAAAAGGTTAGAACTGCAACGGGCCGCGCTGACTGACTGCAAACTGTTGCTTTTCTATATTGAACTTTCGAAAAAACGCGGTTATATCGACACAGGGACCTTTGAATATTGGGCAAAGAAAACCCTTGACGTGAAATTCATGTCCGCCGCCTGGTACAAGTCAGAGCAGGAACCGGCCGAAAAGGCGCAGGCCGGCCCTGACGAAGAACATAACTGACGGGCTTTGAATTAGGGTATGTCCTGTACCCCGAACGCCGGCAATTCGAACAACGCGCGGAATGTCAACACGGACGGCAGTTTGAGCAACAACAACGCGTACAACGGCAACAATGGCGTTCGGCCGGATTTGGTGGAAATCGTGACCGAGTAAGGTGAAGAACCTGAAAGCAGAGAACCCCGACAAAGGAGGACATATCCTTCCCGACGCCGGAAAGGCCAGGGTAAACACAAGATTGCTGACGCCAGGGCTTCGGCTACGACGCCCAGGCTATAAGCGGCAAGGAGGTTTTATATTTTGAATGGTGAACAGACTTCGCCTTCTGACTTTGTGAAGCTGACAGACTTGAACAATCTTTATGCGGCATACATGGACGCCAGAAAGGGCAAACGCTGGAAATATGCGGTCGTTCGATACGAAGTGAACGCGCTTGAAAACCTGACCTTCCTTCACTATATGCTGACTTCGAAAAAGTACCGGTTAAGTCCGTACAACTGTTTCATGGTCCATGAACCGAAGGAACGTCTGATCATGTACAATTCATTTCGCGACAAAATCGTCCAGCACAGCCTTTGCGATAACGTTCTGGAGCCGCGACTTCAAAAGACTTTTATCCTGGACAACTACGCAAGCCAGAAAGGCAAAGGAACACATTTCGGTCTTGACCGTCTGAAAGCGTTCATGCGGAGATATTACCGGCAGTTCGGGGCGGACGGCTGGGTCTTGAAATGTGATGTTAGAAAGTATTTTTACACTATTGATCATGGCGTTTTGAAGTCACAGCTTCGTCGGCTGATCCACGATCCCGACGTTCTGTGGCTTCTTGATATGATAATTGATTCAACGGAAGGAAAAGGGATTCCGATCGGAAATCACACCAGTCAGTGGTTCGCGGTCCTTTACCTTTCCGGAATGGATCATTTCATTAAAGAACGCCTGGGAATCAAATTTTACGGCCGGTATATGGACGACTTCTATCTGATCCACAACGACAAGGAGCATTTGAAATACTGCCTGTTGGAAATCCGGAAATATGTCGAAAGCCTTGGTCTTGAACTCAATGGGAAGACAGCAATTTTCCCGTTATCCCAGGGAATTGACTTCCTGGGATTCAGGACCTTTATGACAGACACCGGAAAGGTCGTCCAGAAAATACGCCGCGACAGCAAAAACCGAATCCGCCGGAAACTGAAAAAATTCCGTAACTTGCTGAATGAAGGAAGGATTGATTTTGAAACAATCCTGGCTTCATATGCAAGCTGGAAAGGCCATGCTGAACACGGTGACAGCCATCATCTTATCAGGCAGACGGACGAACTGTTCTACTGCCTATTTTCTAAAGAATTGGAGGGTTATCATGGCAAAGCAAATATCGACGTTACCCGTTGGCGCAATCGTGAAGTCCGTGAACACGAAGTACAACAATAGCGTCATTCGCTTCATTGTCGGACACCAGGCTTCGGGACGAACGAAGCTGGTCGCCAAAAAGATTATTACCCTGAAATGCTTCGACGCAAAGGAAGCAAGCAACCCAGACAGCAACAGGCAAAGCTACGGAAATAACAGGTACAGTCAGTCGAATATTGATAAATGGCTGAACAGTTCGGCCGGAGCCGGCGCCTGGTATTCGGCACAACACGCATATGACGCGCCGCCGAACAATGCGAATGTCTGGTCAAATTACAACGAATACGACGCCCAAGCCGGCTTCCTGTCATTCTTCGAAGAAAATTTTAGGAATGCGATTCTCGATACCACGATCAGGATCGCAAAGAACACAGTAACCGACGGCGGAGGTTATGAAGACATCACGCGAAAAGTTTATCTGTTGTCAGAAACAGAAGTCGGACTTGGTAATGAAAACGGCGTCGCAGAAGGTACACTGTGGGACTACTTCAACAGTGCCAGCCGCAGACAGGCATACCCTACGGCCGAAGCTGTCAGCTCTTCCGAATACACAAACGCCAGTCTTTCATCTTCGCAATACTGGTATTGGTGGTTAAGGACCCCGTTCGCCGGCATTTCGTACCGCGCGCGGTTTGTCAGCACGGACGGCAGTTTGAGCTACAGCTACGCGTACAACGGCAGCATTGGCGTTCGGCCGGCTTTGGAATTGGCATCTTCCATCTTGGTATCTGATTCTGCGGATACCGACGGCGCTTATATAATCCAGTGGAACCAGCCGCCCACAACCCCGTCTTCCATTTCGCACGGCACGCCCCGCGCTGGTCAATCGCTGACGATTACCTGTGGAGCGTCAACCGATCCGGAAGGCAATCCGATAAACTATGTTTTCGAGCGTCGCGTCGATACGGGCGCATATGTCCAGATCGGGATCACGTCTTCGACTTCGATTGTTGACACTGTGCCGACGTCAGGAACAAATTATCAGGTACGCGTAAAGGCCGTTGATTCCCTGGGCGCTGAATCCGCATATCAGACCGGATCGGCGGTTCCAATTTCCTATAACACGCCGCCTGTGATCAGCGGTTCGGATCAAAACCTGGGAGCATATACAACGCCGCTGACGTACAACTACACCGTGACCGACGCAGACGCCGGCCAGACCTTGACGGTTACTGAAACAGTCACAAACGGAGCCGAAACAATCACGCTTCGGACCTACACCGCAACCAGCGGAGCAACAAACACGGCTGACTTGACGTCCATATGGCTTCGCCTTTTGGCCGGTTCCCATACCCTGACGATCAGCGTCAGCGACGGCGCCGGAGGCACGGCCCAGCGCGTGATCACATTCAGCCGAACTGTTACCAGGATCGCCGCTTCCCGCGCATTTTCAACCGATTCGAAGGTTACAAAGTGCTTTGTTTCCTTATATCCGTCTGAAAGGCCGGCCGATAGCGTCCTTCATGTTGAAGTTACAAATAATCCCTTTGACGCTTCGCCGGTATGGGAGGACATCACGTCTAAAGTGAACCTATATGTCCACACATTCGCGAATCAGACAGTCGCCACAACAAACGGCCTGGCGTACCGCTTCACGCTCACGAAGGGGACCCAGACAATCGAAGTAATACAGGCGACGGTACGGTTCGCTTAAAAGGAGGGAATTGAAATGTTTGATCCTCAAGAATGCGAATTTGTTCCGAAGGAAAAGAAGGAAAATGAAAAGGACCTTCTAATCAAACAGCTTTCCGAAGAAAATGAACTTCTGAAAGGCTGCATCATGGAAATTTGTGACGTTGTATTCGCACAATAACAGAAAGGAGGAAACGTCATGTCTAAACTGGTTCAGTTATATGTCAATGAAATCAAAGCCGGTAATTTGACCATTGAAGACGTTCCGGCCGGCCTTAAAAGCAAAGTCGAAGCGGCACTTGTAGCCGATCAGGAAAAACAGGAAAACGAGGTGGTCTAATTGCGGACCACCGTTTTCATATTCCTTGCAAAGATATTCTTCGGAAAGGAGGTCTTTGAAATGTTAGTTCGTCTTTATGCTGGTGAAATCATTCTGGGAAAGATTCAGCTTGAAAACGTCCCGAATGGTCTTCGGCCACGCGTAACCGCGTACTTGGTCGAAATGGGTTACATTGAAGACGCCGCCCAGTAAGCGACGCAAAAAAAGAACGGCCCCCTGGGGATCACTTCCCAGGGGGTTATCTTTTGAAAGGAGCATTAAATATGTCAAAATTTACATCTTCCGGCTTGGTTGATTATGTCAAAAAAGCCCTTGAAACAAAAACCGTCTATATGTGGGGCGGCATTATGCGGTTGGTTACGGAACCATATATTTCGCGAAAAGTAAACCAATATCCTGACTGGTATAATGACGCACGTGTTCAGAAGTTCCGTTCATTGATCGGGAAAAACGTCTATGGCGTGGACTGTGTCGGCCTGATTAAGTCCTATTACTGGGGCGGCTTCGGGTCCCCAAATTACAGCGCCAGCAATGATAAAAGCGCAAACGGCATGTTCCAGGCGGCAACGGAAAAAGGACCGATCGGAACGATTCCAGAAATTCCTGGCGTCTGTGTCTGGCTGGACGGCCATATCGGCGTCTATATCGGTGGCGGCCTGGTGATTGAATCCACCAATAACACAAAATTCGGCGACGGCGTCTGTCAGACGAAACTGTCAGATCGTAACTGGACAAACTGGCTGAAATGCCCTTATATCGAATATGACCAGTCGGATCAGAACAGCGGTTCACCTATTACAAAAGGCAACACCGAACAGGAAGCCTTTATCAATAAGATCGGACCTATGGCGTCAGCCGATATGAAGTCGTCCGGAATCCTGGCTTCATTGACAATCGCCCAGGCGATTCTTGAATCCGGCTGGGGCAAGTCCGGCCTTACAATGGCCGCGAATAACCTATTCGGAATCAAGGGGACGTATAACGGCGAGGGTTACACCTGCAAGACGCAGGAATGGGACGGTTCAAAATATATCACTGTGGACGCTACATTCAGGAAATATCCTTCTTGGGCGGAATCTATAGCGGACCATTCAGCCTTATTCAACCGCCTTGATCGTTACAAGAACCTTCGCGGCCTGACTGACTATAAATTGGCCTGTCAATATGTCCGTGAAGACGGTTACGCCACTGATCCAGAATATACAAACAAGCTGATTAACCTGATCGAAAAGTATAATCTGACGTCCTGGGACGTGGAGGTTCCTTCTTCTGGCGGTAATTCACAACCGGCTTCCGATACTGTTTACACCGTAAAAAGTGGCGACACGCTTTCAAAGATTGCGGCCGCTTATGGCACGACATATCAGGCTTTGGCCGAGTATAACAGGATCGCGAATCCGAATATCATCTATGTCGGCCAGAAAATTAAAATCCCTTCCGGAAAGTCCGGTACGTCCACAGCGGCGCCGAAGACCTACACGGTAAAGAAGGGCGACAGTCTGTGGCAGATCGCACAGTCACAGCTTGGAAATGGGTCCAGGTGGCCCGAAATTCAAAAACTGAACGGTCTGTCCGGAACGACTATCTACGCCGGCCAGGTCTTAAAATTACCGGCATAACCGGAAAGCGGGGTGAATCTATGACAGTTGAATTGACAGTCGTCATTTCGATCGCTTGTGCTTTACTTGGCGCTGGAATCGGTGTGGCGACTTTCAAAAAGAACAGTGAAAAAGACGCGGCCGAAGAAGGAAAAAACGACGGCGTCTTCCTCACCGAGATCGGCTATATAAAGGCCGGAATTGACGACATTAAACGCAAGCAGGACAAGCAGGACGAATTATATGTAAGAATTGCGGAACGAATGACGGCTGTCGAAGCGTCCGCAAAACAGGCCCATTTAAGAATTGATAGAATGGAGGGAAAACAGCATGTCTAAAATATCCGAAAAGCTGGCTTCTTTGATCAATGTAAAGACGATTGTCACGTTTATCGTGATCACTGTCTTTGCGGTCCTTGCCCTTCGTGGCGTGTTCGACGCACAGGCAACAATGCAGATCGTTACAATGGTGATCGCCTTCTATTTCGGCACACAGCACGAAAAGAAGGACACCGGCGGCAACGCTGGCGGCGGTGAATCAAACAGCGATTCGGCAGATACTTAA